ATGACTTAGCACCAGATGCTTTGACGACAGGATCACCTGTTGTTGGTGCCTCAAGCATTGCCCAAGACCATGACTTAGCACCAGATGCTTTGACGACAGGATCACCTGTTGTTGTGTCATCAACGGTTGTTCAAGAGCATGTGCTAGCAGCAAACGATATCACGACAGGACAACCTACTGTTGGGTCGTCAGGTGTTGCTCTCACAACAGCTATTTCTGCTAACGGGATCACTACAGGTCAGCCTACGGTTGGTGCCTCAAGCATTGCCCAAGACCATGACTTAGCACCAGATGCTTTGACGACAGGATCACCTGTTGTTCAGTCGTCAACGGTTGTTGAAGATCATGTGCTATCGCCTACAGCTATTACGACAGGACAGCCTACCCTTGGGGCACCAGACATTGTTCTCACAACGGCTATTTCTGCTGACGGGATCACTACAGGTCAGCCTACTGTAGGTACATCTAGCGTAGCCCAAGATCATTCCCTAATTCCCGTTGCTATTGTTACAGGTCAGCCCACTCTCCCATCAATTACGATGTCGGAAGATGAGACCTTTAATGCTGATCCTGTCACGGCTGGTGTCCCAACGATAGGCTCTCCCGATCTTACGCAAGATCATTCCCTAATTCCCACGGGGGTTACAACAGGTCAGCCGACTGTCGGCCAAGTTGGCGCAACGCAGACGCACATCCTGACTGCGGCAAACATCACGACAGCGCCCCCGACATTGCAGGCTGCTGCGGCGTCGGTCACGTCGGTTCTGGCGGCTGACAGCATTGAGACTGGTCAGCCAACTCTGGGCGAGCCTGACATCGCCCAGGATCACGCTCTGGCTCCCACGGGGGTCACAACGGGCCAGCCGACGGCTGCGCCTGCTGTCTGCGTTGTCATCGTTACATTGCAGGCGGATTCGATCACAACGGGCCAGCCGACTGTCGGCACGCTGTTGCTCAACCCCAGCGTTGGGCGTGCCATCCATGTGGTGACGGGCGCGCCAAACGTGTGTATAATCGCCGCGAACACACCTAACCGCGTGATTGTCGCGGGCGCAAACGAGGCAGCTTGATGACGACATTCACGATAAAGCAGAACGACAGCAGCCCGGCGATGCTGGCCACGTTGCAGGACGCCGGCGGCGATGCGGTCAGCGTAAACGGAGGTTCGGTGCGCTTCCATATGCGGCCAATCGGGTCAACGCAAGTGACGATAGATCAAGCCGCTGTCATCGTGACGCCGCTGTCGGGCTTGGTCCGGTACAACTGGCAGGCCGCCGACACGGCGACGGTCGGTTCATATCAGGTTGAGTTTGAGGTGACATATGCCGACGCAACCGTTGAGACGTTTCCGAACGACGGCTACATTCGCGTTGAAATCATTGCTGATTTAGCTTGAGGTGCTGCGATGGAATTTATTAAAACATTATGGCCGGTTGCTGTCGGATTCGTTGCTTTCTTGGTTTGGATGATCAGGCTTGAAGGCAAGGGTCTGCAAAACGAACGCGAGATTAAGCGGCTTTGGAACCAACGCAAAGAGGATCTGGACGCCGCCCGCGAGGACCGCAAGCGCATCCATGACGTCCTTGCGGAGATTCAATCCGACATAAAGCAACTAATCGGGAAGATTGGCAAATGATCCGCACATACGCTCACTATAGCAAAGTCCCGCCCGCCGAGTGGCCGTGGCAATCATTCAGCCCACGCGAGATCGCCTGCAAAGGCACCGGCAAGCTGACCATCGACACCGAGGCAATGGACATGCTGCAACGCCTTCGCAGCAATCTTGGCAAAGCGCTGATCCTGACATCGGCATATCGCAGCCCAGAGCATAACCGCAAAGTCGGTGGTGCCAAGCGGTCAAAGCACGTGGAAGGCATCGCGTTTGATGTCCGCATGGACAACCACGATCCGCACACGTTCGAAGCCGCTGCACGCGCGGTGGGCTTTACAGGTTTCGGATATTATCCCAAGTCGGGCTTTATGCACATAGACACAGCCGAGCCGCGGTCATGGGGAACCCCTTGGCCGTTGACGGCAACCGCGTGGCCGACTGAGCCACCGCGCCAGCCAGAGAAAATCTCCGAGGACAAAGACGCCAAGGCCGCCGCCGGGGCAGGCGTGGCCGGTGCCGTGGCCGCCGCTGCAGAGTACCTGCCCATATTGGGCAGTCTTGCGCCAACGGCGCAGCTTGTAGCCGTTGTCGTGGCCGCTGCGTTCATTGGCTACATGCTTTGGCGTCGGACGCGTTGAATGTTTCTGCGCATAAAAATTTGGCTTGCCGCCGCTGGTGCGCTTTTGATCGCTTTCGCCGCAACATACTGGCGCGGAAAGTCCAGCGTGGCCGCAGCCGCAAAACGTAGGGAGCTGGAAATCTATGTTGGAACCCGTGAACGCATGGACAAAGTTACTCTGCCTGACGATGATCGCCTTGACGACTGGCTGCGCGATAGGTCCAAGCGCTGAGGCGATCTGTGACGGCACCGACAATCTGCGCACCCAACATGCTGCGGCGCTTATTGAAGACGGTGGGCCGCAATCCAAAAGGTCAGGCGTTGCTCTTATCGCCACAATAGATGCAGGCTGCGGGTAATGATCGCCCGTGGCCTATTTCCGGTGGTTATAGCCTTCGGGCTATCTTCTGCCGCAAATGCGCAGGCTTGCTTTAATCGCCAGCACCTTGAGGCTTTTTTGAAATCTGAATTCAACATGTCCCTGATGTCGTGGGGCATCACAGCCGAGGGCAATATGATTGAGTTGTGGTGGGCTGAGAACGGGCATTTTGCAACTGTCACGACAACGCCGCGCGATTGTGTTAGCGTGGACATGCCAGAACACCTGCACGAACGCCTCCGCAGGCCACCGCAACGCAACTTTGCAGCGCCGATCAAGCCACTTGACCGTGGAGAACCTCTTTAATGCCAACACCACCTATTGACCCAGCCCTGTTGCAGGAGGCGATTGACCTTTGGCGTGAGCATGGCAGATCCGTTCGCAATGCTGCTGACGCTTCTGGGCTAAATTATTACACCTACGCATCGCGGCTGGAGAAAGCAAAAAAGCTGGGGATGCATCTGGACCCAGCGGTTCGTGACAGCATGAGCGCGGTCGGGACGGGCATGGTCCCTGCGCTGATTTGGGCCAAGACCAAATCGCAAGACGGCACAAGTTATTCAACGCTGTTGAAGCCTGAGCAGGACACGCCAGACAGCATCGCAGACCGCCTACGGACGGCGCTGGAGGGCATGGAACCTGCATTGCCTATATCGGCACCAGAACAGACGCTTGCCAACCTGCTGACCGTGTATCCTTTGGCTGACGTTCATGCTGGAATGAGGGCGTGGGGCAAGGAAACTGGCGAGGATTACGACACGGACATTGCAAGCAACAGGGTGCGCGAATGGGTGGGCCGGGCCGTTGATGCATCCCCAGCATCTGAGACGGCGGTTATCCTTGGTCTGGGCGATCTGCTTCACGCCGACGATCAGCAAAACATGACGCCCCGATCCAAGCATGTTCTTGATGTGGATACTCGGCATTTCAAGACGCTGGACGTGACGATACAGGCGCTGGCCTATGGCATCGAATATGCTGCTCAGAAGCACGCGCGGGTCATTGTCCGCATTTTGCCCGGAAATCATGATATAACGGCTTACATGGCGATCATGTTTGCCCTGCATGAGCGTTACCGCGAAAACCCGCGCATTGAAGTCCAGAAAATACCGGGTGAGTTTTTCGTGATGCGGCACGGTAATTGCCTTGTCGCTGCGCACCACGGTCACGGGGCCAAGCCAGAGCGCATGGTTATGTTCTTGGCGGATGAACACGCAGAGGATTGGGGCAAAACCCGTCATCGGTTTCTGTTCACCGGGCATCTGCATCATTTAAAGATGGCCGACATTGGCGGCGTGCAATGGATGCAGCTTAGGGCTATCACGGCAAAAGATGCCTATGCGGCAGGCAAGGCTTATTCCGCGCGGGCATCTTTGGAAGCAATCACATTTGACGCCGATCAAGGCGAGATACAAAGGGTCAGGGTTTCAGCATGAACGAACGCAGCCGGATCTTGACCGAGGCTGACGCGCTGGTGAATGGCGACCGTCAGGCAGACTACGGGACACCGCAGGAAAACTTCGCCCGCATTGCGCAGATGTGGTCAATTATTCTGGGGCATCCTGTTCGCCCCGATCAGGTTGCGCTGTGTATGGCTGGCCTAAAGCTGGCCCGGCTGGCTAATGGTCCGCACCGGGACAGTTTTGTTGATGGCTGCGGATACCTTGCTCTGGCCGCAGAGTTGTCGCCTGACAACCTATCT